TGGTGGAGCAGGTGGCGCTGAACCGGGCGGCAAAGGAGGCGCGCGAAGTGTATGAAAGGGCGTGCAAGCATGCTGCGGCTGCCCAGGTGGAGGCTCAGCAGTGGGTGAGCGTGTCTAGTGTGGCGTCTATCCGGTCCGCGATGCAGCAGCTGGAGGATGTGGTGCAGAATTGGGAGACTACGCTGGCGGGCGAGCTGCCGGATAGCATGCGTCCGGCGTTCCATAAGGCGTTTCAGGCGAGCCGTCCGGCCTGGAACCAGGGTGTGAGGGCGTTGGATGCGTATATTCAGACGTTGCTGCCGGTGTCATGTTAGAGGGTTTGTTATTGACTGAGCGGGAGGCGGCGAGTTCCTGGTGCGAGAAGCACCTGGTTTTTCCGCGTGATACGTCTCCGAATGCGCCGGGTCCGTTGAGTTTTGAGCGTCAGCCGTACTTGCGGGAGATTTTGGACTGCGCGGGGGATCCGACGGTGGAGAATGTTTTTGTGTCGGGTGGTGCGCAGATTGGTAAGAGCGCGCTGCTGGTTGCTTTGCTGGGTTATTTTGTGGCCCAGCAGCCTGCTAATGGCATCTGGGCGATGACCAGCCTGGAGCAGGTGCGGCTTTTCAGCCGCAAGAGGGTGATGCCGTTCCTCAAGGCGAATGCGGGGCTTGCGCGGTACATCAAAGCAGGGGATCCGGCGGCGTTTCAGGCGCTGAATTATGAGCTGGCGCACATGAGTGTGCGCTTTGTGGGCACGGGCAGCCCGGCAAATTTGTCTAGTGAAACATGCGCATGGGTGATTGGGGATGAGGCGGCGAAGTGGCCGCACAATGCGAAAGATGAGGCGCCGCCGTTGCAGCTGATACGGGAGCGCACGAAGGGGTTTCCGCGGCGTTTTCATTTGTTCACGAGTACACCCACCACGGTGGAAAACGAATTCTGGCAGGGTTTTGCCGGTACGGATATGCGGCAATTCTTCATGCCCTGCCCTTACTGCGGCGGGGAGTTCGCTTTCATGTTCACCAGGGAGACGATGAGGTGGGACAAGCCGGAGAGTGGCGGGGTGGATATTGACCTGGCGGCGGCTACGGTGCGCTATGTGTGCCCTCATTGCGGCGGCGAGATATGGGAGGAGCAAAAGCCGGAGCTGATGGCCAAAGGCAGATGGAAGAGCAGCGAGGCGCTGCGCAAGGAGTACGGCAGCGAGACGGTGCAGCCGTCGAGCCGGGACCGCGGGTACCATCTGGATAGCCTGTACAGCCCCTTTGTGAGTTGGGGGAAGTGCGTGCGGGCGTTCCTGGAGTGTTACACGAAGCTGACGGTGGCGCTGGATCTGCAAAATTTCCGCAATTCCTGGTGCGCTTTGCCGTATGAGTTCACGAAGGTGACGGTGAAGCCGGAGCACATCACGGCGCTGTGCGGTGAGTACAGGCGTGGAGAGGTGCCAGGCGAGCCGTACTACATCAGTGTTGGGTATGATCCGGGCGGCAATCAGACGCACTGGGTGGCCTGCGGTGTGTACGAGGGCGGCGAGCTGAGGGTGATTGACTGGGGGACGCTGCTGGCGTTCCGGACAGAGTACCACCTGGAGCAGGAGAGCGAGGCATTGGATAGCGAGATGCGCACGGTGGTGGATGAGCCGGGGGTGGCGCCGCATTTTGCGAGCCTGCAATGGGGGGAGCACGTGCCGTATATGGGTTTTGTGGACGCGGGGTACAGCACCGGTGATGTGTATGATGAGTGCAGTATGCGCCCGGGAATGCTGATGCCTACCAAAGGCGCCAGTGAGGCGGTGGGCACGTTTTATGTGCGCAAGGCGGGTGATGCCTGGCCAGGGCTGCCGGTGCTCCAATACAGCGACCACAATGCGAAAACGAGCCTGTATGACCGCACCATCACGAAGCGGGAGCAGCCGCGGCTGGTGCTACCGGTAGAAGAGGACTGTGACCTGGAGCTGCTGAAGGGGCTGAGCGGGCAGAAGCTGGTGCGCAAGGGAGAAAAGGAGGTCTGGCGCAAGGTGCCAGATGACCACTATGGGGACTGCATCAAGCTTCAGCGCGTGGCCTGGTGGCTGCTGGGGCGGCGCTTTGAGGCCAGCGCGGTGCTGATGGAGGAAGATGCTGCGGTGGACGCAGAGGGGGAATAAAAAAATAGGATGAAAATCACGAATACCATAGTGCGGGCTTATGCGGCGACATACACGGCGCCGGAGCTGCGCAAATTACTGAAAGAGGCCATGGCGAAGCTGAACACGGGCAGCGTGATCACGGTGGCGAGCACGGGCAGCGGCACGGGGTATACGCGGCAGCTGACACTGACGCCGGAGAAGGCCGTGGAGCTGTACCAGCTGTGCCTGGAGTATAAGGAGGGCCGCACGGTGAATCCGGTGCGGGTTGAACATTTTACTGACCCGGGAACGGCATGCTGAAGAGAATCATGAGGTTATTCCGGCGCGGCACGGCCCCGGAGATGAGCAACCGGGCGCTGGATGCCAGCCGGCAGGATGACGCCTGGGGATATACGCCATGGCCGCTGCGGACCAATGATGAATGGGATGCCGCGGACCATAACGTGACGTACAAGCGGGCGCGCAGCCTGCATGCCAACTGCGCGCCCATCACGGCCGCTGTGGAGCAGATGGTGCGCTATACGGGCGTGCTGACGCCGCTGCCGGCGACCACGGATGAAGAGTGGAATGAGCTGGCGCTGGCGGTGTGGAATGCGCGCACGAAGAATCCGCACACGTTTGACCTGTCCGGCCGCGTGAACTACCGGCAGGCGATGAGGTTCTGCGAGCGCAGCGCCATCGTGGACGGTGACGTGGCCGTGGTGCCAACCTTTGCGGGGGACGGCGGGGCGGCTTTTGCGTTTTACCGCGCGCCGCAGGTGGCCGGCGGCGGTCAGAATGGGGTTGAAGCGGACCGCCACGGCAAGGCTGTGGCTTACTGGCTGCAAGCCGAAGACGGCACGGCCACGCGCTTGCCGGCGTGGCAGGTGGTGCTTTACCAGCACCAGCCGGATCCGACGCGCCAGCGCGGCCGTACACTGCTGGCGGCGGCTCTGAGAAATGGCAAGGATATTCTCACCATCGTGGGTTACACGAAGCAGGGCGTGAAGCTGGCGGCATCCATGGGGCTGGTGAGCACGAAAACAGAAAAAGCCAGCGGCTTTGATTTCGGTGGCAACCACGCCGGGCGCAAACCGGGGGCCACACAGGGAGGAGTGCCGAAGTATGAGCTGGGTACAGGGCTGAGTATTACGAGCCTGCCGGAGGGGTGGGACATCAAGGCCATCAGCGACACGCGGCCCAGCCAGCAGTTGCAGACGTTTTTTGAGTTCCTGGTGAAGTGCATTGCGCAAGCGGTGACGCTGGACCCGGAAATGCTTTATACGACCAATGAGCTGAGCAGCGCGGCAACGCGTTTTTCCCTGGAAAAGCTGAGGCGTTTCCAGGATGTAATGCTGGAGGATCAGGAAGTGCTGGCCAACAGGATATGGCGCCATGTGATTGCCTGCGAGGTAGCCACGGGGCGCCTGCGGCCGTGCCGGGATGCGGCGTGGCAAAATGTGCGCTGGGTGCCTGAAAGAGATATGACTATTGACCTGGCCCGCATGAGCAAGGCGCAGATTGACCTGACAAACGAGCTGATGGCCGATAATGAGGACTATACGCTGCGTACCACGGGACGCACGCCGCAGCAGCTGGCACGCAAGAGGGCGGCAGAGATAGCCTACCAGAAGCGCGTGGCGGCTGAGTACGGCATCAGTTATGAGGAATTGCGGCGCGGCGCTGTGGGTGCTGTGCCGCTGCCTGCGCAGAAAACAGAGCCGGAGCCGCTGCCGGATGAGGACCCCGAAACAGTGAATAGTGAACAGTGAATAGTGAACAGTGAATAGTGAATAGTGAATAGTGAATAGTGAATAGTGAATAGTGAATAGTGAATAGTGAATAGTGAATAGTGAATAGTGAATAGTGAATAGTGAATAGTGAATAGTGAATAGTGAATAGTGAACAGTGAACAGTGAATAGTGAATAGTTTTTTTATGGCTAAGAATAAGAAAAATAAAGGAAAGACGGGCCCGGAGTTCAGCGCACAGCTGAGCATGGCGGGCGAGACAGCAACGCTGACGGTAGCCGGCTGCATAGGCTGGGACACGGAGGCGGTGGAGTTCACGGACAAGGTAAAGGAGGCCAAGGAGAGCGGCGCCACCAGGCTGGTGGTGCGCATCAATTCCCTGGGCGGTTATTGCTATGACGGCCTGGCGATGGGTGATTGCCTCAAGACGTGCGGCATGGAGACTGTGGCTGAAGTGTACGGCACAGCGCAGAGTATGGCCAGTTACCTGGTGCAGTGCTGCACGGTGCGCAGGGCTCACCAGAATGCCACGCTGATGTTCCACCAGCCCAGCGCCGGAGTCTACGGGACGGTGGATGAGATTATGACACAGGCGGTGCATCTGGTGAAGATGAGGGACCAGATGTTTGCTGACATGGCCGCCCGCTGCGGCAGCACCGGCCCGGAGCTGAGCGCGGAGCACCAGAGCATGAAGATTTACACCGCGGAGGAAGCGCTGGCCAAGGGCTTCCTGGATGAGGTTGAGCGCGGAGAAAATTCTGAGGCTGAGCCTACACCAGTGCCGGCACCTGAGCCTGAACCTGCCACGGATTACGCGGCGGGGTTGCTTGATTATGGCGGATGCCTGCGCATGGCGATGTGCGGAGACTGCGCCACACCTGAGCCCGCACCTGAGCCCACGCCTGAGCCCGCACCTGAGCCCACGCCTGAGCCCACGCCTGAGCCCGCACCTGAGCCCGCACCTGAGCCCGCACCTGAGCCCGCGCCTGAGCCCACGCCTGAGCCCGCGCCTGAGCCCACGCCTGAGCCCACGCAAGAGGATATCAGCCGGATGGTGGCTGAGCAGGTGAAGGCGGAGATGGCGAAGCGCGAGGCGGAGCTGCTGGCGCAGATGGGTGCGAGCCCTGCGCAGCTGCCCGGAGTGCAAGCTGCCGGTGGGGCGGTGCGTGAGGAGTTCACAATGGAGGAGCTTGACGCTATGCCGGCCATGAAGCGTATGGCGGTGCTGAGCACTCGCCCGGCGTTGGCAGCGAGGTATGCGCTGCATTGATTATTTTCCCTAAAATCTGCCCGGAAGGGCGCAACACAAACAAATAGAAAACACAGAGACATGACTAAAGAAGAGATGGCCGCGCTTGCACAGCGCGTAACGATGAAGGACAAGAGCCGCGCTCAGATGGTGCACCTGTTTCCGCAACTGGCGCAGATGGACGCCAAGGCGCTGACGGCGCTGGGTTTCAACACTGACGCTGTGAAGCTGGCCGTGGCAGAGGCTGAGCAGGCTGCCATGGACCTGGCAAGCAATCCGGAGATGCACGGGGTATCTGATGCGCATACGCTCCAGGGCTGGCATGTGGTGGCGAAGAAGGCGATCGAGCGCTTCTTTGCTCTGCTGGCTCCGCTGGGTGCATTCAGTACCACCTACACGGAGGATTATATTCTCCAGGGCGACCCGAAAGCACTGCCTGAGCTTGAGGTGGGTATCTATGATGACAGCGGCGAGGCCGCTGTGGATAATTACGAGGACTTTGATGAGCGCGACAGTGCCAAGAGTTCCAGCGCCGTCATCAAGCTGCACAAGATTGATGACGTGGTGACTATCTACGCCCGCAATATCCAGCAGGGTATCAATCCGGAGCTGCTGATTCAGGGCATGATTTCCCGTGTGGCGAAGCGCGTGCTGAAGTATGCTTTTGAAAACATGGCCGAAGGTACCGCTCAGGCTGATGACTCCAGCAAGAAGGTGCAGGCTATCGTGGTGCCCGAGATTGGCAGCGAGGATGGCAAGTTTAATTTCGGTTACGCCAACCAGGAGCTGACAGAATCTGTGCAGCCGCATGTGCACGGCATGCTGGTGGATTCTGCCCACTACGGCGCACTGAAGGCTGCCAACAGGGACAGCCTGACGCCCCGCGACCTGGACGCCGATATGGTAGCCAAGGTGCAGGATACGGACGCCCTGGGCGCCAACGCTGTGGGTCTGGTGGCCAACAAGCGCGGCGCTGCCATCGGCCTGGCTGCTCCGTACTTTATCCCGGCCGCCTACGATTCTGTGCAGCAGATGCAGCATAAGGGTGTGGGTATTCCGCTGACGATTGCCACCTACTACATCCCTGGCAAGAATGCCATCAAGGTAGTAGTGGCGACAATGATGGGCGTGAGTGTGACTGACGCTGAGGCTATCAAGGTGCTCAAGACCGCGTAAAAGTAAACGCTGCCGGTGCTGTCTACATACGCCGGGCCCCTGGAGACAGGGGCCTGGTGAATTGGCGATAGGTGATTTGACTATCATGAGCGAGCTGGAGGAGATATTTTCCCAGGGAGATGCGGAGCTGAGGAGTACGGCGGGAGAGTCTGCTGTGCTGGTGCGGCGTGCGAGCGGCGAGCGTGTGCGCTTGCGCGTGGTGAGTAGTCCGGCAGAGAATGTGCTGGAGCTGCCCAGCGTGACGGGTGCGCTGCTGTTGTGTGATCGCACGATACTGGTGAGCCGGAGCGAGCTGACGCGGCGGCCGCAGATAGGCGACCGCCTGGAGCTGGGCGGGCAGGTTTACGAGGTGCTGCGTGTGACGGGCTGGGCGTATGATACGAGTTGGCATCTGGATGTGGCGCTGAGGAAGCGATGAAACTGGGATGCAAGGTGGATCTGCGCCGGCTGAACCGGAAGCTGCTGAGGTGGAGCGAGGAGATCGATAAGGAGCAGCTGGAAGCGGTGAAGGCATACGGCGCAGAGACGGCAAAGATGATGGTGAAGTGTACACCGCCAGGGAACAGTAAGGCGGCGGTGTGTACTGCGCTGAAGAAACTAAGGGCGAGAATCCAGGAGGATTTCGAGGGCGATGGAGCTATGGAAGCCTATCAGGATAAGGATGTTCGGTGGTATCGCGACAGCAGCGGACGCTTGAGGGCATATTTCGCGCCCGATAGCAGCAGTGCAAAGAACAAGAAAGGTCAAGCGGCTTATGGGCTCGCGAGCCCGTTTCGCGTAGTGCGTGGCCGCGTGAGCAAAAGCGCACTGGCGGCGCTTGGCGTGGGGCGCAGGGTGGAGTTTGTGAAGAATGTAGGGGCGCACATGGCCGCAAATCGGGAGAATTACAAGGTTTATCCGCGCTATAGGGGAGCCACGGCAAGGATGCACTGGCACGGAGTGCGGCATGTGGCCACTGTGGCAAGCGTGCGGCGTGAGATTAAAGCACGCCAGAAACGCGCCGGGCGCCTCATGGCGGGGTGGAAGGCGCTGGCGAACATGAGCGGAGCCAAGTTACCGGCAGCGGTGGCGAGGCAGCAGGGTAAAGGTAGTGCGAAAATACGGCACAGCGTGAAGTATAAGGCAGCGCTGGAGGCGCGCAACAAGGGAGGCTACCGGGATTTACAGATAATAGTAGACAGACAGATGCCGGGGCTGCGAAAGAAGTTGAAGCGGCTGCAAAAGAAGCGAATACAAGGGCTGAAAAGCAGGATGAAATGAATACAGGCTTATGAACAGAATGCAATTTTTTACGGAATCCATGGCCTCCACGCTGCGGCAGCGGCTGGCAGAGCAAGGGGTGGAGCTGCCAGTGGTGGGCATGGTGAATGACCCGGAGCCACAGGAGGCCCGCGTGGAGGTGCGCGTGGAGGATGTGGAGGAAATAATCCCAGGGAATGAGACGTACCGATTGGAGTGCCAGGTGGTGGTCAATCTGGCTGCCACCAGTCTGAGCGCTGAGGAGATAAAGCAGCTGCTGGGTGCGGTGGGCAAGGCGAGCCGGGAGGTGCTGAGTGAGCCCTGGCGCCGGCGTGCGCTGGTGGATCCGCGGGCGGAGTTTGACCCGGAGTATGCGGCTGCACCGTTCCTGGTGCTTGATTTGTTCGCTGAGGCGGCAAGACCGGAGGTGAGCAGCGCGGGCTATGAGGGGGTGCTGGCGTTCCGTGCGTATGTGCAATTCTGAGGGGAGGCGGGACTAAAGTCCCGTGCTTCGAAAAGCCGAACGGTGGATGCCAGGGGGAAGTAAATAATAGAGATTTAACCGGAGCGGAGGCGGGTCTGTTTCTGCTCCGGTAAACAACAAAAACAGAAAGGAGAAAAGAAAACATGCACAGACAAGGAAAGACGCCGGAGTTCGGCATTCCAAAACAGGAGACAGGGCTTTTTGTGTCCCAGGTGAGCTATACGCCGGAGTTTGAGACATACGAGCAGCTGGATAACAATGGCGAGGTTTGCGGCCTGGTGCTGTACAAGCAGAAAGTGAGCGTGGAGCTGAGCGGCGAGGTGCCGTATACAGAGGGTAGCACGGTCAGCACCGGGTTCAAGCTGGGGGCAGCCATCGAGCTGCAAAACGGCTGCCCGGCGGATTGCTGGCTGAACGGTGAGGCGCCCACGGCCACCACCAGCGTGCTGACGGCTGCGCCGTATACGCTGAGCCGCGAAGGCGCGCGTGAGCGCAGCTACACGGGTGCTATCTATCCGTTTGACAGCTCTACCGGCGCAAGCGCCTGAATGAGCCCGCACGCCGCCTGCGCGGCGTTTTGACGTATAACCAAGCTATGACTTGCAATCCTGAGAAAAGATTATGAGCAGAGAGGTTTTGCCGAAGCCGGAGAAACTAGACGGGACGCGGAGCTGTGAGCTGGCGGCGTTGCTGGTGACTCTGAATTTCACGAGCGTGGATGACTCGCTGACGATAGCGAGAGGGGACGGAGTGCCTGGCGGGCAGCTGGGGTACTGGAGATTTTTACCGGAGCACCCGCAGAGGTTGTACCACCTGGGTGCGGTGCTGGAGCGGGGGCTTGACCCGTACCAGGCGAGCAAGATGCCTACGCCGGTGTTGCCGGTTTACGCGGAGCAGGCATTTATCGCGGCGGCTTTTCACAATAAGAGGCTGCTGGTGGAGCATGTGCTGCATGGTACGCGGCTGCGGCTGAGGGCTCTGACCTGGCCGGCGCGGCCTGAGTTGCCGCGGGTGTATGTTTTCGAGCGCGTGGACGCGCGCGGGGTGGAAGAGATGGCCGGAGCAGCTACGGTGCGAGCTATGATGCAGGCGGGTACGCGGCGCACGGAGCTGGCAGCCGCTATGGCGACGCTGGGATTTGAGCCTACGCCGGTGCGAGACGGCGCGGCGCAAGGGGCCGCCAGGGTGACGCATGAGCAGACCGGCTGCACATGGATGCTGCCGGCGCGCAGTGCTGACGGGCGGTGGGAGCTGAACGAGCGCGTGGCCCGGTTCATGGATGATGCCTGGTGCGGGCGGGATGATAACCGGGATCCGGTGGCTTGCATGGCTGACGGTTTCTGGAATCTGCGGCACCTGCGGAAGCGCCTGCGCGATGCACAGGTGCTGGTGCGTGTGAGCAATGGGAGCCGGAGTGTGCTGGTGGCCCGCAATGCCACGGATGAAGTGTGGAATAAAGCAAGCAATTTTTTGAAAGGGAAATAATCAGGAGCCCCAGCGATGAGCATCGAGATAAAGAGCAGCGGCATGGAAGGTGCGGCAGGTGACCAGATCCTGTTCGATGGCGGCGCGGAGAGTTGCGGAATCCGGACGGGAAGCCAGCGCGGCCAGGCAGGACTGGAGCAAAAGGATAAAATCAGAGGCGTGTTCACGGGCGCGGGAAGCATAGAAAGCGCGGTCCATACCCTGGTTATTGGAGGCCATGCGGTGCCAGTGAGCAATGGTCTGCAAGCGCTTTAATCTGGAATGAGAATAAAGGCTCAAGGGCTCAGGAGCTGGAGCAAAGAAGGCCACGGAAAGATTTTAAGGGTAAATCAAGCAAAAGCAAGACATAAAAAAACAAAGTAAGGAAGGAAAAAAGAGCAATGAGTGCAGATGCAGAGTTGACGATAACGGCCAACGCGACGGCGGCAGGCAAAGAGATGAAGAAGCTGGGGGCGCGAATCAAGGAGGAGCTGGATGGGATCGGGAGAATGTTTATAGGTGTGCAGGGGATAGCGAGCTTTGGGGAGAGTATCCGGAGCGCGTTTTCTGCGTTTACGGCTCCGGCGGCAGAGTTTGAGAAGTTGGGGCTGAGTTTCGAGGTGGTGATGGGGAGTGCAGCAGCGGCAGGGGAGTTCATGGAGCGGTTGAATAAGTACGCGGCTGAGACGCCGTTTGCGCTGGATGAGATCAGCGTGGCGGCGAAGGTGATGCTGGCGAATACCAGCATGGGGGCGGATGAGGTGATGGAGAGGTTGAAGCAGATAGGCAATCTGGCGGCGATCACGGGGAAGAATATGGGGGAGATAGCCCAGGTGTATTCAAAGGCGATGAACGCGGGAGTGACAAACGAGGTTGCAGAGAGTCTGGAGAATGTGGGGATACCCATCCGGCGGACGATAGCCGAGCTGAAGGGGATTGAGTTTGCGGATGTGTTTAAGATGATCAGCCAGAGGGAGGTGACAGTGGAAGATCTGAATGCAGCACTGGAGCATCTGACGAGCGGTGCGGGAAAGTTTGCAGGAGCAACAGAAAAGCTCAGCCGGACATTTGACGGGTTGTACAGCACGCTGGAGGATAACGTGAACATGGCGCTGCGAGAGATAGGGGAGCAGCTGATGCCAGTGATTAAGCCACAGATGGAGGGAATGATAACCCTGATAGGGAAAGCCATGCCGGCGTTTACGGCGACGGGGCGAGCGATGGCTGGGGCGATGGAGTTTCTTGTGGGACTTGGCAGCAATATGCACGTAGCCGCGCTAGGGGTGGGAGCCCTGGGGGCGCGGCTGGCGTTTGTGGGAATGAAGATGTTTCCAGTGCTGAGAGTGCAGGCGATGCGAGCTGCGGCGGGAGTGATGGTCAGCCTGCAGACAATGAATGCAAATATGAGCGCATTCCGGATATCAACCGGGATGGCGGGGCAATTCTGGGTAGGAACGTGGGCGTACATGGTGGCAGCGACGAAGGCGGCGGCGGTACGAATCAAGGGGGCGCTAATCAGTACAGGGATAGGCGTGTTGCTGTGGGGCGTGGCGGAAGGGATAGCTGCGATATACAGCGCGTGTGCAGATGTGGAGGATGGTAGCGAGGAGATGAAGAAGGCACAGGAGACAATGAATGCTGAGCTGAAGAAAGGAGAGAAGGCTGCAGCGGCAGCCGCGGGAGCACAGAAGAAGGCAGGCGCAGCAGAAAAGGCAAGTGCAGACATGACGGCAACCGCAGAACAGCAGAAGCAGGAGGCGATGCAAAAAACGGCGGAGGCAATCAAGAATGTGACAGAGCTGGAGGAAGAACGCAGGAAGAAAGCGCGAGCTGCGGAGATAGCCAGCATGGGGAGCAGCAAGGCGAAAATAGGAGCCTTGTATAAGGATGCAGGATTTGGGCCAATGGGACGGAGCAAGGCGAATGTAGAGGCAGAGCTGGCGCGGATCCGAGGGTATGGAGAGCTGACAACGGCGAAAGATGTGGCGAGGTATAAGCAGCTGCTGGAGTTACTGGATGCGATAGCAGAGGTTGAGAAGGAGAGCGCACAAGCTTCGGAAGAACGGGCTGAGGTGGAGAAACAAGCGCGTAGGAATTATATGGACCGCCGCCGGAATTATGAGCTGGCACAGCAGAAAAAGGCGCATGATGCGCTGAGTGTGCGGGGGCAGGAGCGAAGCCTGCGGCGGCAGGCGCGGGCGCAGGGGGTGCGCGGCGAGGTAAGCCCGGAAAGCATCCGTGCGAAGCTGGATGAGCTGGCGCAGCAAGGCGCGAAAAAGAACGAGCAGGAGATTGCAGCCCTGGAGCGTTTGCTGACCGCATGGGACGCGCTGACCGACCGCAAAAAGAATTACGCCAAGATACGGCGAGAAGATATGACGGAGCTGCGGATCGGCGCGATGGAGGCTGCGGGCAACAAGCAGGGCGCGGCCAAGCTGCGGGAGCAGCTGGAGACGGCGCGCCGCATTGAGGAGTTGCAGAATGCCGGCGCAACGAAGCGGCAGGCGCAGGAGCAGGCCGCTATGGAGGCCAAGGTGCGGCAGGCTGCGGCGTTGCAGCAGCAGATGCAGAGTGCGCGGGTGGAGTTCATCCAGAGCCACCAGGCGGCCCAGGGTGGTGGTGGTGTGAGCCTGCGGCTGGGCGGCAGCCAGCTGGAGGAAGCGAAAAAGCATAGCAAGTATCTGCGTGATATACATAACTGGCTGAAAAACCAGCGGCGCAGCAGTAATGTGGCGGTGCTGGCGTAAAGGGAAGTACGAAGTACGAATTACGAAGTACGAAGTAGAAAATTTCCCTGCCCTGACGGGCAGAAGAGGAACAATAAAAAGAATACAACCATGAACGAGACAGAAAGAGATATTGCCAACCACATGACGGCATTGCAGGGTGAAACGGAGCACGTAGTGAATGGGTGCACGGTGCGCCGGTTGAGCATGGAGAGCCTGGGGGTGCTCCAGCTGATTGGTAGCCCGTTTGCGGCCGCATTCAGTGCAGCGCTGAACGGAAGGACGCCGGAGCCGGTGGAGTCGGGTCCGGTGGATAGTGTCCTGCTGGCCTGGGTGCACGGTGATGACCCGGACCGGGTGCTGGAGGTGGCGCTTGAATGCGCACCGGGCATGTGCGAGCCTGCTGTGGCGGCAGCGCTGCGTTTCATCCGCGGCTGGAAGGTGGATGATGTGGCCAAGGTCATCAAGTACGCCATGAGTGACCTGGTGGGGGTGCAGGCGGCGAGCTATGACATGGCGGCGCCGGATATGGGTGGAGACAGTAAAAAAAACGACTGAGGCAATGCGCGCTACCGTTGCTGACTATCCTGGAGTGCCGGCTGGCGGGGCACTTGCACCTGCCTCCGCGAGAGGTGAGGCGCAAGCCGCTGGCTCTGGCGCTGCTGTGGTGCAATTATGCAGCGCAGCAGGATGGGCTGGAAACGTGGTGGACGGCGGGACGCGCGGCTGCTGTGAGTGACGCGGAAGTGGACTCTAAAATCCAGGCCGCCAGGGCGGGTCAGAATGAGCCCTGGATGGACTGGGAGGGAGAATAAAAAATAGAGATAAAAAAGCCATGACTATAGAAACAGACATCAATCTGATGGAGCACGCGGGGCGCACCTGGCGCTTTGTGCTGAAGAATGAAGGCGGCACTATACTGCCGCTGGATAATTTTATGATTTACGGCGCTGCGGCCTGCCCTGGGCAGGCTCCGCGCGCTTTTGAGGTGCACGTGGATGCAGGGGTGGCTGTGGCACGCATGCCTGGACTGCCGCTGACGGATTACCCGTGGACGTACCAGTTATTTGCCCAGGAGAAGAGCAGCCGCGTGGAGTGGCTGCTTTGCCACGGTGCGGTGAATCTGCATGGGCGCGTGGCCGGCGGGAGCGTGGTGCTGGACCCGGAGCTGCTGGAGTTCACGGGGGTGCTTGACAGCACTACGCACACGACGGTGATGGTTATTGGGGAGAGTACGCTAAGCATTTCGGAGAACGTAGCCCGAGCTATCCAAGCGGCCCAGACGGCCGGCGAGAAGGCTACAGAGGCAGGCGAGCACGCAGCAGCTGCCGACAAGGCTGCCCAGACGGCCGGCGAGAAGGCTACAGCGGCAGGCGAGCACGCAGCAGCTGCCGGCAAGGCTGCCCAGACGGCCGGCGAGAAGGCTACAGCGGCAGGCGAGCACGCAGCAGCTGCCGACAAGGCTGCCCAGACGGCCGGCGAGAAGGCTACAGCGGCGAGCGAGCACGCAGCAGCTGCCGGCAAAGCGGCCCAGACGGCCGGCGAGAAGGCTACAGCGGCAGGCGAGCACGCAACAGCTGCCGACAAAGCGGCCCAGACGGCCGGAGAGAAGGCTACAGCGGCGGGCGAGCACGCAGCAGCTGCCGGCAAGGCTGCCCAGACGGCCGGCGAGAAGGCTACAGAGGCAGGCGAACATGCAACAGCTGCCCAGCTGGAGGCCGCCAAGGCCAAGAAGCAGCGAGAGAGCATTGAGCAGCGCGAGGCCGCTATGCTGGAGCACCTGGAGGATGGCAAGCACCACGTGACAGCCGCGGAGCATGAGCATCTCCAGCGCCTGATTGCTACCTTCCCGGCAGTGCAGCCTGATACTCCCGGCACGGTTGAGCCACCGCAACCGGATGAGGCTATCAGCCACGCATGGGTCCGTGAGTTTTTTGCCAAAAATGCGCAGCCAGGCGTGGCGCAGGCGCCATCTGCGGTGTATATGAGCCGCGTGCCCTGGGCTCGATGGGATGAAGCGAGCAAGCAATGGCTGAACAACGCCAGCAAGGTGGATGAGCTGGTATTCAACGCGCCCCGCAAGCTGATGGATAATGCGGGGCTGCGCCATGCGCCCAGCACGGACACAGTGGAGGGGGTAGACGATTACAACGGCAAGCTGTGGCCGTTTTTCTGGGCACGCGGCAATTATGTGACGGATGAGTATGGCGTAAAACACCTTACTGCTGTAGAGGGACAGGTGGTGGATGGCGTGAGTTTTGACCCGAACAAGCCGGTGGGCGTGTTCGGTCCGGCGTTCCACTTTTTCTGCACGCTGAACCGCTGGAAGGACCCGGAAACAGGTCAATATACGACCGCAGACGGCACTGCTGAGGCGGAGCCGCTTTTCCAGCTCTGGGGCATTACAGCCAGGCCCTGGGAGGACCTGGACGAAGGCCGCCAGGCAGAGCTGACTGCCCATGGCGTGAGGCCGGAAGATGTGCACCGCTGGCCAGAGGCTATGCAGTGGGACGCGCAGGAGGGCAAGATGGTGCCGCGGCCGTACTGGATTCACAGTGCGTATTGCGGCGGCTATGAGCTGGATGCCAGCGGCGCGGCACAGATTACCAGCAAGGCGAATTTACCCCTTTATAACATTTTATCACACAATACGCTGAATGAAAAATACGGCTACCGCGCGGGGTTTGGCGGCAGCGCTGCGGTGAATGGCTTTGGCATGCTTTTCGACATCGTGAAAAACGACACTAAAAACAGCCAGAGCATCCACACGGGCATGGCAAGCAATAATTGCGGTGCGGTCAAGGCCACGCTCAGCACGGGCGTGGCGGATTATGTTTTCCCGATTGCGAGCACGGCGCATTTCCGGGTGGGCTGCACCTGCTGGCTGTGGCAATCCAACTCTGCCAGCGGTACCACTGCCAAGCGCAGTATGACGGTGCAGATCGGACGCATTGAGGCTATCGAGACGCGCCAGGTGGTGCTGGTGGATGGCAGCACAGCGGAAAGCCTTTGCCTGGTGTTTGACCCTGCCACCGTGGAGCCGTTCCTGGTGCGCACTGGGGCGACCAACGAGGAAGCTATCGCCGCCACTAAAGAGCTGACAGATGCCGGCACTCACGCTTGCTGCTTTGCGACGCAAGGCATGGCGTTGACGGGCGAGACAGACAGAGTGATAGGCAAGCACGATGGCAGCCGCACCAGCAACACGGACAGCCGGCACCCCTACCGTGTACAGGGTACAGAATACATGCCAGGCATCTGGATCTGCGCGGCTGATACGGTAGCTATCAAAGGCAACGGCACCACGGCTGTGGAAATAGACGGCGAGGTAAGCATCCCCACCGCCAGCCAGTACATCATACTGCAAGCCGGCGCCGGCGTAAAGCGACGCAGCAGCGGCAGCCTGACGCAATACCTGAGCAGTGGCTATACGCCGGTAGGTGTGGCTACAGGGACAAGCGGCTACATACTGAACGAGAGGCTGAGCAGCACGGGCGTGGCATACCCGGTGGCAGCCGGCGGCACCGGCAGCGGCAGCGGCACAGGCCACGCGGATAATTACTGGGTGGGCGGCAATCCAGCGGAGTTCCTTATGGGTGGCACCCTGGCCGATGGCGCGCTTGATGGGTCTGCGTCCCTGTACCTGGGCTACGGCCTGTCGTCCGCGGACCGGTCCTTCGGGGCCCGCGATTGATGCACCGGGGTGCAGGGGCGGAGCCCCTGCGGCGTAAAAAAAAAGATTTCAGAAGCACAAACAAACAGAGGAAAAAATGGAAGATAGGGGCAATCAGTCAAGCCTGTTCCTAATGGGTGGCAACCTGAACGATGGCGCGCAAGATGGGTCTGCGAACCTGAACCTGAACAACGGCCTGTCGTACGCGGACTGGAACATCGGGGCCCGCAAATGTGGCAACTGCGAAAATTTCAAGACTGAGTGCCGCGGAGGTAATAATCCGCCAGCCGCCTGGCGCGGCTGCCTCACCCTATGGTGAAAATATGGCTGTGCATCCGGGGTTAGTAAGCGCGAGCCGAACACCCTGCAAGCCACAATCGCAAAGAAAAAAAAGAGAGATGAAAAGAAAATGCAAAGGTGTAGACATTACGAACCGCGAGCTGGTGAAGCGCGCGGTGTTGGAGTGTCTGCGGCCGGCAAAGAAACGGCAGCGTGGCGACACGCGCCGGCTTTTCAGTCAACTGCTGCATGTGAAGCCGGCAGTGGCCCGGCAAGCATTGATGGAGCGCGGAGAGGTGTATATGCGCGGCGTGGAGCTGCTGGTGGATATGCTGACAGAACGCATACGTGCCAGGAAGCTGGCGCTCCGCCCGGTGTACCAGAAGCGGCGGATGGATCCGAGCAGCCGCAAGGTGCGCAAGATTTCGGTGCTGAGCATTGAGCAGCTGCTACTGGAGCATGTGGCTGTGGCGGGATTGAGCGAGCTGGGGCGCAGAATTGGCGAATACCAGGTAAGCAGTATTCCGCAGCGGGGGGCTCACTATGGCAAGCGGGCTGTGGAGCGCTGGCTGAGAAAAAGCAGCTGCCGCTATGCCTGCAAGCTGGATGTGCGCGATTTTTACGGCAGCATAAAGCGCCCTTTGCTGCTGGACTGGCTGCACAAACACGTGAAAAACAGGCCGCTGCTGTGGCTGGTGGGGCAGCTGCTTTATATGGCGCCGGAGGGCATGGCGATAGGCAGCTACTTGAGCCAGACACTGGCCAATATATATTTGTCGGAGCTCTACCACCTGGCAATGGAGCGCTGTGTGAGCAAGCGAGGCGGCCGGCAGGTGAGCCATGCACTTTTTTATATGGATGACATGCTGCTACTGGGCAGCAATAAGCGGCAGCTGAGGTATGCCGCTTTCCGCCTTATGGAGCAGGCTGGTGAGCTGGGGCTGCAAGTAAAGCCCAGCTGGCAGGTGTGGAGGGTAGAGGTGCGGCATCCGGTTGACATGATGGGGTTCCGGTTTTCAGCCTGCCGGACCACGCTGCGCAAGCGGGTATTCAAGGCTGCACGGCGCGTGTTATTAAGAGCGGCGAGAAAGCTGGAGCGCGGTGGTTATATGGGGCTGCGCTGTGCGTTCCGGCTGGCGAGTTATAACGGCTATACAGCAGCTACGGATTGCCACATGTTTCTGGAGCGTGTGGGCGCAAGATTTCTTTACAATAAAGCATTCAAGAAAATAAGCCATGGAAAAGGTAAGATACACAAAGGAGCCGGAGCCGGTGCTGATTCAGAGGCATAACGGCTATATTCACGTGACGGTGACAGCCAACGCCACCCAGGTGGCGCAGGAGCCGGAGCAATGGGAGGCAGACACGCACGAGTTCTGGGAGCTGGAGCATGAGCTGGATGTGCAGGATGCGGTGCGCCAGCCTGCTGCATACCTGAGCTACATGACGGTGGCGACGCGGCGCGGAGCGAAGCAGCAGGCGCAGGCGCTGCTCGATAAGCTGCGCAACGGCTGCCCGGTGGTGCCGGTGCCGTCGCTGTACGAGGGGGCGGCTGTGTGCAACCGAGCCAGTGATAAGGTGATGCTGCTGGGTGGGCTCCAGATGGGAGGCTTGCCGTATTTTGAGCTGGCGAGCGGCGATGTGGTGAGCCTGAGCATGGAGCAGCTGCAAGGTATCATGCACGATGTGGCCAGCGCAGAGGTGAGGCTACAGCAGGCCAAGCAGCAATGCTGGGCTGATATTGAAGCAGCGGGCAGCTGGGCGGATATATGCCGGGCTATTGAGGTGTTTGAGGGTGTGCTGGCTGAGTATCGGCCGGCTGAGTAATTTTTCCACACAAAACAGAAAGGAGTACAAACATGAGCAAGACATTGAATGAACAGCATGAGGCTGCCGTGCGAGCTACGCGCGTGCAGGTTGCGCAGGTGGTCCAGGGACGCGCCGTGGAGATGGCCAGGCAGAGCACGGGGTGGCGCCGTGTGCTTTACTGGCTGCTGGCCGCAGGGGCCACTGTGGCAGCATGGTGGTATGGTCCCGGACTGACCGAGCAAACACAGCCCGGCACCACACCCGGCGCGCCCGCAGAGGTGCAGAAGCATGAGCAGATTGAGCAGTGATTCAGACATGACTCAAAATCTGATTACGAGCGTAACAGGTTCCGTGCTGGCCGCCGCGCAGGTGGTCAGCACGGAGCTGCTGCCGGCACAGTCGCTGGATAGCGTGGGGAAGCTTGGCGCGCTGGCGCTGCTGATATGGATGCTGCTGCTCCAGACAAGGGAATGCGACAAGCTGCGCGAGAAGTTGCGCGAGGAGATAAAGAAGTGCAGCCACTGCCGGCTGGCGCGGGCGGCGAACGAAAACCTGATTGAACAAGCACGTGAACATGGTGAACATGAAACAGAAAATCAAACTTATACAGGAAAAGATAGGGGTGGCCACTGATGGGGTCATCGGTCCGCAAACGGTGGACGCGCTGATGGCTGCCCTGGGAGTCAGGGAATCCGCAGGTGCTGCTGAGGTGCCGGCATGGCCTACTCAGAAACAGGTGCGGAGCGGCAAGAGTATCTTTGGAGCACCGGGGAGCAGCCGGCTGGTGCGCATTGTGCCGCCATACCCGCTTTATTTTGAGGGGGCGAAGGTGGGCAGTATTTCGGTGCACGAGGTTATTGCGCGGCATGTGGAGCAAGCGCTGCAAGAGGTGCTTGATGTTTACGGCATTCAGCGCATCAAGGCACTGGGGCTGGACCAGTACGGTGGCTGCTATAATTACCGGCAGACCACGGGGGGAGGTAGCCTCAGCATGCACGCGTGGGGTATTGCACTGGATTTCTGCCCGGACGGCAACGGGATGAGCACACACGCACCGGCAGCTACGCTGAGCCACCCGGACTGTGCCCCCTGGTGGGAGATATGGGAGCGGCACGGTGCTGTGAGTATGGGGCGGGTGCATGACAGGGACTGGATGCACCTGCAATTTGCTAAATTCTGAACCAGGAAGGGAGTGAGACATGGCGCAATATAT